CATTGGGTACAAGGTGAATTGATATGTCATGTATGCTGACTTTAGAAGAAATCGAAATTAAACGGCAAGAACTGGAACGGCATCTTGAAGATGTTATGTCTGTTGAGTTGAGCAAATGGCAATCTGAAAACAAGCTATGTGTTTCTGATGTGAATATACGCTTGGCTAATGTTGTTAGTCTCGGAGGGCCTAAACATAACGTTGTTACTGGAGTAAGTGTCGATTTAGATAATGAGCTTTGAGTTCAAGAAAAAGCTACTGCAAGGCGATTATTTTTAATGACCTCAGCATATTATCATTTGTGATTACATTCTGTTACAGTAATGGAAATTTATAACAAATGGTAAAACATGAAAAAATCAACTTTAGGCTGGGGTGCCGCAGGATTAGTAGCTTTAGGGATTTTTGGTTCAGGCAATGATAACTCTCCAAAACAAACTTCAGACTCAGAAAATGCGCAGAGTGCAGTAGAGGAAGTTATCGAATCAAAATATATCAACACTAATTCTTTAAATATTAGAGATAAACCAAACGGTCAAGTAGTAGGAAAGTTAGGACGTGGGGAAAAAGTTGATATTTATGAGATGAAAGGAAACTGGGCACGTATTTCCTTAAATTCCTCATCACCTCAGTGGTTATCAACAAAGCTATTATGTGAAACGGATGGCTGTTTTAAACAAAAGTCTCGATCAACCACGTCAAATAATTATCAGGCCTTAAAATCTCATCCTCATCATTCTGAAAGAAAACAGAAAAAAACCTACTACGATAGTGATTGTTCATGTGCTGTGGTGGATTATTGCGTGGGTCCTAGAGGTGGGCACTACTGTATTACGAGTGGAGGAAACAAGAGATATAAACCTAGATATTAATTAATTTGAATTATGAGACCTCCATTTTGAGAGGTACTTTATGTCTTAATCACTACCACCTCATCGGTGGTTTTTTTATGTCTATAGGAATCACTTATGAGCAATTTTGTATTTAAGCGTGGTGACACTTTCAACTTAAATCTTCAGCTAGTTGATATGGATGAAGCCCTGCAATATCCACCAGATGATGTGCGCCGTGCAATTGATCTTACAGGTTATACCTTCACTTCACAGGTTAAAGCTCTGGCTGATGGTGCTACTGTGGCCACATTAACTTGTACTGCATTAAGCCAAAGCACACAGAAAGGGTGGCTGAACATTAAATCTAGTGCAAGCACTGCAACTTGGCCTTTAGGGCTGTGTCAGATGGATATTAAAGCTGTAGTTAGTGGCACTACACAGCACACTGAAACTTTGACTTTCCAAGTGATTGACGGAGTAACAGCATAATGGCAAATCTTGTTTTTAAATTTAGTTGGGATCATCGGCCATTCCCATATAACGCCTCACAGGGCAAGCGGCAGTTTATGTTGCCATTTGCGTCAGGTATTCCCAATCTGGCACCCAACTTTTCTCAAGTAGTTGGTACTGCAGCTATCTCTCAAGGTGGAACGGGGGCAACTACAGCGGCTGGTGCACGAGCTAACCTAGGCGCAGCTGCAAGTGGGGTAAATAGTGATATTAGTGAGCTTAAGGGACTTACAACCCCTTTATCAATTTCTCAGGGAGGATTAGGAGCTGATAATGCACAGACAGCTAGAATGAATTTGGGGTTAGGAACTGCTGCTGTACTAGCGTCAACAACAAGTCAATATGATCCTACGCCGGGACGAGCACTAAGAGTCGGTGATTGGGGGATAGGGGCTGAAGGTTCTCGTGTATCTGATATGGTTGCTCCTCTTAATAATGGTTTTTTTCGAACAGATGACACTTTAACAAATGATACTGGTAATAGTATTGGTCCTTATGGTTTCTTTTTACACTGTACCCGACGCTCAATGGGTTTATATACAAATGGAAGTCATTCATTTCAGCTTGGGAAAGCTGCCTCATATTCTGCCCTGAAGTATCGATTTAATAATAGTGGTACTTGGTCTAATTGGTTTAATTTATTGACTGCACAAAATACTACAACTGATGGAAATGGTTTTATTAAAGCCGCTTCACCAGTCGTTAAGCTTTTCCAAAGTCATATTGAGCTAAATAACGATGCTGCCAAGCAACCGATCACTTTTGACAAATTAGGCACTGGTGACTATCTGATTAAGGGCTCTTTAGGCTTTGCACAGGAAGGTTGGTATATCGAAGTACCTAAGGATGCCAACGGTAATACGGTAGTAGCAGTTGAATATTCAACCTTAGAAAATGGTGATCTTTCTATTAAAACTTATAAACGTAAGTTTGATGTGGAAAAGGCAGCCATTGTAGCTGATCTCGAAAATCCACTTGATATTCCAGAAGGCCGCTGGATTGATATCCGTCTGCATGAAGAACCTGAACCAGAGCCTGAAGAGCCGTTGAGTGAAACACCAGTGGATTTCCAGCCGACTAACTTATCTCAGGCAGTTGCTGCAGCCATGAATGGCGTGGAACCGCCAGAAATCTCAGAAACAGACGAAACACTTTAATAACCCGCTTAAACAGCGGGTTTTTTATTGCCTAAATTTTGGAGAACCATAAATGAGTTCAGGCGCAAAAATTCGATTATATGCTTGTGAGGAAGCAGTTTTAGGAACAACTCCTGCAAATCCAGTCTGGTACACCGTTCGCCGTGTTACTGATAGTTTGACTGAAAATGTTACTACTGAAGATAGCAGTGAAGTAGTTGATTCACGTTTTCGCCAAGGCGCTGTTGTAACGGAAGCCGAAGTAACTGGTCAACTAGAGTTTGAATTATCACTAGGTACCTTTGACTTATTCTTAAATGTTCTCGCTTTCAATAACTGGGCTGCAAATGCTTTAAGTTTTGGTGGTGGAGTACGTAAGTCTCTTACCTTGGTAAAAGTCTTTGAAGATATTGGTCAAGTCTTTATTTATCGTGGTATTCAAGTGAATACAGGTGAAATGACGATCCAGACCACAGGCAAAATCACTGGTAACTTTGGTTTAGTAGGTAGCTCATTTACGCGACAGCAGGTTAATCCTGTTACAAATCCTATTCCAGCATCGACTCGCCCTCTGGTGAGTATGCCAAATGTTGAAAAGCTACTTATTAATGGTCAATCAATTCAGGGTAAAGCTTGTCTGCAGACACTTACCATCAACTTTAGTAATAATCTGGAAGCGATCCGTTGTATCGGTTCTGGTAAGTACACGCCTGAGTTTTACTTAGAGAAAATGATGGATATTGGCGTAAATGCTAATTTCATGTTTTCAGCAACATCTGCTTCTTGGATTGATGCTATTAAAACCCGTGATGTATTTACATTGACCTTCGATATTACAGATACCAAAGGCAGTAAGTACTCGTTTAACTTCCCGCAACTTGAAGTTAAGGAAGCAAATCACCCTGATGGTGGTGGCGATGACATTATTACAATAGATATCAATTTTGCCCAAGTGCGTACCAGTCCAACGATTGTACGTGCTCTTGTGTAATCAACTTATTCAGTAACAAAGCCTATGGAAACCCATGGGCTTTTTTATTTCTAAAAATTAGAGGTTGTTATGGCTTTAAAAGTCGGAATTATTAAAAGCTCAGACGTATCAAAATGGTGTGAATACAAGGGTGCTGATGGCGATGTACAGGCTGAGTTCAAAGTCCGTGGTATCGCTTATAAGCCTTTTCAGGTAGCTATTGAACGGGCAGGAAACCAGATCTCGTCTAAAGGCTATGATGTGATGGTCAAAGATGAAAATGCCAAGCTTTACCATGAATTGTTAATGGATGCGTGTGCTGCCCACTTAATTGAAGACTGGAAAGGTGTGGTATTTGCCGAAATCGTAGACGGTAAAACTGTTGAGTCTGAAAAGCCATATACCCCTGAGAATGCCTCAAAGCTTCTTAATCTTGGTGATATTGGTATTTCGATCTGGTTATTCATCAAAGAGCAGGCCCAGAAGATTCAGGAAGAAGCCGACAAGGACAAGGCTTTAATTCTGGGAAAGTCATCGAGCTCTACAAATACCAAAAAACGTATGCGTCGAAAACGCCGCATGAAATCGAACAAATCAAGTTCTTAGGTGGCCGTATTCCTGATCCGCCAGAATATTCTTATGCAGCTGATTCCATTCTTTCGGCATTTAGCACCATATGCCGATCCAGACGGTATGAACAGAGCATCCCGTTATCTTTAGATCAGCAGGCAATCAATGTCTATGCAGAGCATAATGATTTACCAGTAGCTGCTCATATCTTTAATGACTGTATTTTTGCATTGGATAATTTGTTTTTGGATGAGGTGCATAAGAAAGCGAGTAAAAAATAGAAATCTATATTGCATTTGGCAAAAATCAAAGATAAATTGATGTCTCATACTTCTCACTCTTTGAGTAAGGGCCGCCGGTCGAATGTCGGGCTTTTTTTGTTAAGTGGTAATTCACCTACAAAGGAAAGCATGATGAAGAACCTTACTCATGCAGAACCCTATTTCATCATGCGTGAAAAAAAGGAACTGCAAAAGAGACTTTTAGATAAGAACAATGAACTATTGGAATTGATGCAAAGAGTTGAAAAATACTTGATGAGGATAGAAAAATAGAGAGTTGTCTTTCTACAAAAAAGCCCGCCTAATCAGCGGGTTTATTTGTTTCTAGCTCTTCAATTCGTGCCATTAGTTTTTCAATTAAAACAGTTGCGCGATCTAAATTCTTATTGCTCATATCTATAAGCTTCATAACTTCAGTTGGGATTTTCTCATTTATATCAAGGCTTTCTTCAAGTCTTGCAACTATTTCAGCAGTTAAAGATCTTTCATTGTCTTTAGCCTTCTCTTCTAATAATTCTTTGAGCTTGCTAGGCATTCTAAAATTCACTTGAGAATAATCTTTAGCCATGGACCATATACCGCAAATTGACAATTAACTAATCATATATAGCAAAAGTGCTTTACACAATGAAGCAAGAGTGCTATAAAGTAAAAATGCTATATAGCAAAGGTGCTTTATTGGAGGTAAAAATGACAAGGCATGATAAGCAAATGAACGTTCGTATGGCACATGAAACAGTAAGTGAATTAAAGGAGGTAGCAAAGAAAAATCGTCGATCGGTAACGGCTCAGTTAAATCAAATCATAGAAGACTGGCTAAAAGAACAGAAACAACAGGATGCGAAAGCATGAAATTAACAGACAACAAAAAAGCCCCTGAATCTTGGCGGATGCGGAGCTTGATTGAAGTCATAACAGTGAGATATGAACTATGTTAAATATACCATTCGAATTTGATAAAGACAAGGTTCTAGATATTACCGATCTACTGCCAACCATTCCTATTGAGATTCTTGAGAAAGTAACAGATCAAAACGGTTCTGTTTCGGCAGATGAAGAAAATTTTCTAAAATCTGTAGGCCGTGCTGCGGAAAATGCAAACCTTCCAGTTTTAAAGGGATTAAGTGCTATTGGTGTGTTGCTTGCCAACGCAAATGAAGAAATACCGTTAGGAACATTTAATGATGTTGGCTGGTTAATACAATCGCTTAGCGAACAAGTTTTAGCTATAAGCCATATGCAAGGGTTCGCTGACTTACTTCTTGATGCAAGTAATAAGAACAAAATCTCTAAGGGCAATGGAGGGCTAATGTCATGAGTAACATTTCTGTATTCAACTTCAATCAAAATGAAATTCGAACAGTTTTAAAAGATGATGGAGAAATTTGGTTTGTTGCTAGTGATGTTGCTACTGTATTGGAATATAGCGTTGCATCAGCAATGATTCGTCATTTGGATGAAGATGAGAAGGGTGTGTCAATTGTGCATACCCTTGGTGGGGAGCAAGAGGTTTCGATTATTAGTGAATCTGGTCTTTATTCCGCAACACTTAAAAGTCGTAAACCTGAAGCAAAGCAATTTAAGAAGTGGATAACTTCAGATGTTTTGCCAAGTATACGCAAAAATGGTGGTTACATTGCTGGACAGGAAAATGATGATCCTGAATTAATCTTGGCAAAGGCTTTGCAGGTCGCTAACAATGTGATTCTTCGCAAGACTCAAGAATTACAACAAGCACGGATTGAGCGTGACTTTGCAATTGAAACAAAAGCCCATATTAGCGACAAGAAAACAGCTACCGCTATGGCAACTGCTTCTGTTAAGAGTCGTCAAGCTGAGAAATTGAAAGAGCAGATTGGCGAGTCTAAGAACTATGCTTCGGTTAAGGCGGTTGAAAAGGTCGCAGGTGGCAAATACAACTGGCGTGAACTTAAGAAATGGTGCTTAGCCCATGGCAAAAAAATTAAAGACATTGCTGATGCTAATTATGGATCTGTAAAGATTTACCACAAGGATGCATGGAAAGCAGTTTATGGGATTAATCTAACTGACTACTTTGCCGCTTAACCATATAACAAAACCTATGCTATAAATACCCTCAAATATGAGGGTGTTTTTATGTAGAGAAAAGCCCCGAAGGGCTTTTTTGTTAGAAGACTACCAACCACCAGAAATTCGCAAAGCACCAGCTAGCATTCCCGATTCCATCAATGGATGAAACCAACGGTCGCTATAATGTTGATTGCCTGTTGTGTAGCTTATGGTTTTTAAATCATCACTAATGATTTTTCTATTAAGTGGCCCTCTTAAATCCATTGCCCGAGTAAGTTTTAGAACTGCAATATTAGTTTTAAAAGCATATTCAGCTAAGTAGTGTCCTTGCTCGTTGTTAAGCATATGTACTGCTCGATAGATTCGACTAGTCGCAAAGTTTTGGGAAATAATTGCATCAATTAGGTTCTTGAGCAGCTTAAATTGATCTTCATCAAATAAAGAACCTTGTTTTTCAGCCTTGCTGTACATAGCAATTAAGTGGTGAACATACTCCACAGCCACAGGTATTACATCGTATGGAATTTCATCAATATGCTGAACATTGAAACGCTGATGAACTAATTTATAAGCATCGCTGTAATTCAAATGCTTAGTTTTAGCTACAAGAAGATTTACAGCATTGGTTAGGGGTTCACGTTCTGATTTGTGGGTTTTGGCTAAAATCTCTTTACGGACAAAATAGCAATCCTCAAGTTGCTCGAAAACTTCCCATGCTTGGTCTGTGTCTAACATCTTGGCATGACGTGCAGCACCGCGTTCTGTCCATAAGATAAGGGATCGAGTTTTATTTGAAATTGCAGGGAAATTTGCAAGTGACTTTAAGTCACCTACAAATTTTTTCAATTCTTCACCAATAATTTTGAAGAAGTGTTTACCTTCTACAAACCGCTCTTTATTTCGAGAATAGTTTTGTTTGATGTTGTCTGTATCGGTTCCATAGAAATCAGCAAGCATTGCTGTAGTAACAACTGGAACAGATTTGAAGTTAACAATTGATATTTTGGTATCGTTGATTTGTGCTATATTAGACATGTCTTAAATCTCCATTGGTTTAGACATAAACCCCTTGCCTGATTTCGACGTCTGCAAGGGGTTTTCTTTTTCATGGCTTTTAGCCTTGATGAAGTCATCTTATTTAATATCTTTTATTGTGTCAATTCTTTTTGTTGTGCTAACACAAAAAATAGTAATTATCTTTTATTGTGCTACAATATTCTAAAATTTAACTTGTGGTGCAGCAATGGAAGTAAAGAATAATGTTGCTTGTTTGCGTGAAAAAGCAGGCTTAACGGTTTATGAGCTATCAAAGCGGTGTGGTTTTGTTAGTGGTAGCAGAGTTCTATCAAACTATGTGACAAGAGCCGAGCAGGGACATTCTGTCAAGATCGATACAGCCTTACTTATATATAAAGAACTCAAAAAAGTAGGTGTATGTAAAAATTTTGAGGATGTATTTTGGCTTGACCACATGGACTAGTAGAGAATCTTCCTTTTTAAGTTCTTGATGACATTATTTTGTCCATTTGTTAAATTGTGTGAGATTAATAACAAATGGATTACATTATGAAAAAGATTTTATTAGCGGGATTTCTTGGATTGGGCTTAGCGGGGTGTGCGACAACTCCCCAACAACCCTCAGAGCCTGTAAAATTTGAAAAGGTTTATCAAATTGATGGATTAAACCAAGCACAGATTTATGATGGCGCTAGACAATGGTTCGCTGTAGCTTTTGCTTCTGCTAACGCAGTAATTCAATATGAAGATAAGGCATCAGGCACTATCATTGGAAAGGGCAATATGCGATATCCTTGTTCGGGCATGGAGTGCTTGGCAATGACAGGAAACGAACGTGTTGATTTTACTGTAAGAGTGGACACTAAGGATGGGAAAATGCGCGTGGGTTATGATGGTTTAACCTATAGCGCTCCATCGCACATGAGTGCTGGAATAATGATGCCTGCACAAAATTACCCTATAACTGAAAGTAGGAAGTCCACACCACTGATTATTAGTAAGATTAATACTCTATCGGATGATATGGCTGAAAAGATTAAAACTCAGCAGAAAGTAAATTCGAATTGGTAATTAAAGAAGAGATACAGCATGAGCACACCACAATATCAAACAATGAAAGAAAGTGAAGTTTGCAATGCCATCGGATGGGGGTTAATTGTTCTAGGTATTATATCTGGATTTATTTTTATACTTGTGTTTGGCCGAGTTGAAGTTCCAAGAACTTATTATGGCACCGAGACCGTATGGTCAGGAATCATGGTTATTACAGGTATCGGGATAATCTTAAATGGATTCTTAGTGGGCTATCTGTTCCAAAAGGTTGCCAGCATATTGAGATATCACGAGAACAAGAGCGCATCTTAAGCAAAAACACTAACCCAAAAATCAACCTTAACAACCCACTCATTGAGTGGGCTTTTTATTGCCTAGAGGAAAGTAAGATGGCACAAGAATCACGTCTCGTCATTGTAATTGATGCAAAAAATGCAGAACGAAATGCGCGCAATCTAGGCAATGAACTGGATAGTATTGAGCGTAAAGGTGAGTTTGCATCTAAGTCTATGGACAACTTATCTGTAGCTACGCGAGCACTAGCTGGGTATATGGCTGGTTTATTAACAGTAGGTTCAGCCATTTCAAAGATGGATACATATACTGGATTACAAAATCGCCTTAAGTTAGTCACTAACAATCAAGTTGAACTAAATAAAGCAACGGAAGACACTTTCCGAATTGCTCAAAAAACCTATTCAGCTTGGGATTCTGTGTTACAGGTTTACCAGCGTTTTAGTGATAATGCCAAAACTTTAAACCTCACAATGGATGACACAGCACGTTTAACTGAAACAGTTTCTAAAGCTGTAGCAATTAGTGGTGCAAGCGCAGAAGCTGCTGATGCAGCTTTAGTTCAGTTCGGGCAGGCCTTGGCTAGTGGAACGTTGCGTGGAGAAGAACTTAATTCTGTAATGGAGCAAACCCCAGCACTAGCAAAGGCTATTGCTAAAGGTATGGGTATTACTGTAGGTGAATTACGTTCAGTAGCAGCTGAAGGAAAAATTACTTCACAAGAAATTGTAAAAGCGCTTAGAAATGTAGAATCTGATGTTGATGCTCTTTTTGCTAAAACAGATATCACAATCGGGCAGTCTCTCACACTCCTAAACAACGAGATCACAAAATTTGTTGGCGAAGCAGGTAAGGGAAGTGGTGCGGCACAGGTATTAGCTGGATCAGTTCAAACTCTTGCAAGTAATTTAGATTTAATTGCTGATGGGGCTTTAGTAGTTGGTATTGGATATATCACTCGTGCAATTTTGATGAAGAGCGCTGCTATTAAAGAGGGAATGGCTTCAACTTTAGCGAGCCGCCAAGCATCTGTATTAAATGCTCAAGCAGAATATGCAGAAGCTACCGCTGCTTTGAATGCAGCAAAAGCTCATCTCGCGAATGTGCGAGCAACAAATGCAGAAACCCAAGCTAAATTTGG